CTTTCTACCCTAACTCCTAATCGATCTAACTTATAGTTCCATATCTGAGGTTAAACACCTCTATCTTAATCAATATAATTGATCAAAACCCCCTTACCTTTAAGGATAGGTAAGCAACCGTTCCCTTCATGATCCATACCGGATCAGAGGAACACCAGAGACACCGCTAGCACTGGACTTAAAAGCACATTATACATCATGCCGTCAATTCAAGAATTTCTTCAAGAATCGATAGCTAAGATGCCTTAATGATCTCCGCTTGACGTTATTATCGTCGAAGACAGATGTAACAGGTATTACTGGAGGTAGTTTATCCGATAGGTATTTCAGGACTTGAGCTAGCATGTAATCAGGTTTAAGCGTGTCGAAAGACTCACTTATTCTTCTCCCATTACTATACTTAATAGTTATCCAAAGGATATCAGGCTGAACGTAATCCGATATGACCTCGTTATTCCATAATGTTTCCATCATGTTATAACTAGATCGCATTCGGGGACGTTCAAATTCATACTCAATAGTGGGATATTCCAGATCATAAAGTCTGAAATACTCCTCAATGAGTTTTAATTTTTGCTCTGATAGACTCGGGATAACGTTAGTATGGTAATAGGTATTACCTACTAGCACTCATCCATCATATTTATCGATACAATCTTTCATAGTAAGACGGGCTTTATCAAGGTTAAGAGACCATTCTTCCTCTGTAAACTGTAAAAGTTTAATTAGAATTTCTTCCGCTTTTAGATTTCCCAACTGTTTACGCCATTTTCATGGTGTAAGAGTATAAGATTTCAGAAAGCCGAAAGGTTCCGTTAAACTCCATATTAAGGCATGAACCTCAGATCAATTAAATCTGAAGATATGTTTATCCTTTAATACGGTAAGCAGTCTACGGACGAAGAAATAATCAATGCCAACACCTTTCTCTCTCAAATCTACAAGTAGACTTGGGATATGAAGTTTGTTAGATAGGAATAAGCTTAAGTTCTTTGGCCCAACAGGTGAGTAATCACCCATAGGACCAATGATACGTTTAGCAAATTCCATAACCCCAATCTCGGATTGTAAAGACTTGCTCTTATTAATAGAGACGCATAACTCTTCCGTCATTATTTTATAGTACTCTTCAGCGACCAAAGGATTTGTAATGACAATATCATCACCGAGTAAAGCATACTCAGTGAATCACTTGTTAATACCAACCCTAGTAGCCGCGATTTGCACTACAACATGATGGCAGAGAGAAAATACGCCTCAACTACTGAGAGCACCCATAGGTTGTCCAGCTCCGTAAGTATATGAAGTATTAGTCTCCTTTAAGTAATAAGGACGGTTAACTAACACTTGTTTCCAACTGTTAGCCACATCCCTATTATAAAGGAAAGTTAATACATCAACCTGCACTGAGATCGGAAAACGATCAGTTGCGGCTGACAAATCGTAACAGAAGGTTTTACCTTCGATGTTATTCTTTATCAACTCACGAACCGGCCGTAATTGATCAAATGCACCATCCTGTGGAATCGACTTAAGAATCGAAAACACATGATCATGCATCGGTTTCAATACAGATTGAGTTCATATATC